TTACGTAAAGGTATGCGCCTATCAGATGTAGGCTCGGGAGCGGATACTTTACGTAAAGGAACTTTAATACCAGAGACGGGTTCTGGAGCAGATGCTTTACGTAAAGGTATACATGAAGCAGATTCTGGAGCAGGAGCAGATACCTTACGTAAGGGTATTCGTCTACCTGACTCCGGTACTAGTGTAGATACTCCTCTAGTGAAGGCTGGAGTACCTCTAGTAGACATAGGAGCTGGACTAGATGCCGTTAGTGTTTATGGAGGCATTACTCCTAAAACTATCGATGATTCTGGCTCTGGTTCTGATGCTATCCCAACAATTACTGCTAGAGTACCTATTTCAGACATATCAATAGCTAGCTCTGATGTTCCTACAATTCGAGAGAAACTAGCTCCTATTCTAGATACCGGTTCAGGCTCTGATCTTCTAGCACTTCGTAAGAAACTAGCTTCTATTCCTGACTCTGGTTCAGGTGTTGATGTTATTACAAAAATTCTAGCTAGCGTTAGTCTTACGGATGTAGGAGCCGGTATAGACACTGTTACTAATATCCTTCGAAAGATATTTATTATAGAGTCTGGTGCGGGTACAGATCTTGTTACTAGTATCCTTCGAAAGATATTTCTTACAGATACAGGAGCAGGTATAGATCTTATTACCAATATTCTCCGAAAGATACTTATCGCAGAATCTGGCGCCGGCTCTGATACTATCACAGATATACTTCGAAAGATATCTATTATAGAGTCTGGAATGGGCGTCGATGTTATTACTACGATACTAGCGAGACTAGGTATTACCGATGTCGGAGCCGGAGATGATACTATCTTTGTATCTACGAGTATCCCACTCAAGGAGATCTCAGACTCGGGTTCTGGATCTGACACACTGGCTATTCGAGCTCTTGTTGTAATTGGGGACTCTGGACTTGGTATCGAAACTAAAGTTGGGGGTGTTTGGGTCGGTTGTGCTCTCTCAGTTAAAGTCTCTGGTGTATGGAAATCTTCATGAGTGCCTGCTCTTTCAAGGAGAAGTAAGATGGCCCTTTGGATACCGAAAGTTGATAACACTGATATAGTTTGGGCGTCTCATGTAAATGATTTACAGACGATTAAGGTTGATGGTGACGGAACAGCTAGCCCAGAATTTATAGCCGTAAAGTTCGATGTCGGGACACCTCCTGTTACTAAGTACATAATGGGTGTGGTGACGGATATTGACTATGAAGCACTTACTATCTCAGCCGCACCTGTACTAGGCACAAATAACGCGTTTGTTCTCGACGCTATACTAGGCAATGTTCTTATTGGACACGGAGTTATGGGAGAACTTATAAATACATTAGACGGGTATCTTCCCGAAAATGTGACTCTTATTGGGTATCGTGCCGGGTATCATATCGATTTAGATGCGACGGACGGCTATGGCTATATCGATAACAACGTGGCAATTGGGTACGAAGCGGGTTCTTATCAAGCACGTTCTTCAAATAACGTAGATATAGGTTATCAAGCGGGGGCCGGACTTAATTGGTCTCATACAGATAATATCCCCCATTATGAATTAACTTATGGACATGACTCTATTAGAATCGGCTATAGAACGGGGCGAAATGCTGTCGTATATGAGCATCCTAGTGAGTGCTATAGAAGTGTAATTATAGGCGCTGAAACACTTAGCGGAGGCGCTAACTATAGTAGTAGAGATATTATTATCGGGGATAACTCTGCTATTTCCTACGGATCCGTAATTGATACTCGGCACTCAGAGAATGACGACTATTTTCCCCATAATAATATATTGATCGGATCTGCAATCCAGGGCATGATGTGGGGATATGATAACATCATTATTGGATCAGTCCCGCCTCCGAGTAGCTATCCTATTCTAAATAGTATAACGTTGGGAGCTGCTGCTATAGCTGGATTGAGGAGTCATTCTGGGTATAATATGACTCATACACGTTATGCTGGAACTGGAGGACTGGAGATAGGTCAAATCTACCACTACACGATGTCAGCAGTATATGATGATGGTACTGAGAGTGGCCTTACTTATTACTGGTCAAATACCTATAATTCCGGGCCTAATCCTCTTTGTACAGCTGGAAACACTTATATGGAGCTCTACGTTCCAAGATGCGGACTAGATTCTTACGGGATAGATGGACATAAGACTGTCGTTGCTAGAAAGATCTGGAGAACACTTTCTGATTCATTTATGACGTCCGAAGATTATTTTGTTGGGCATGCTCTCTTCCTTGTTACTACAATTAATGATGATACAACGACAAGCTATATAGACTCTACTCCCGATCAAACTCTTTATAATGCCTGGGATACATATGAGCCCCTATACTCAATGACTTCGATTGGTGGATCTCCTTGGTTTAGTCATCAATGGTGTTTTGGGCAGAGTTCAAGTAACGGTCTTAATCATATTACAGAGTTAGCTTTTAATAGTGTAGCTTCGGCCACCCCTTATGATATTATCTTAAAGGCATGTAACGGTTATGGTTTAAATATATCTGGGGCAGACTTTACTATTGAAGCTGGAGCGGCAACAGGAAATGGTGCTGGTGGGCAGATACTTTTTAAGACAGCGGTTGTTGGGTCAAGTGGAAAACATGTTCAATCATACGCTACCGCTCTTACTATTAAGGAAGGAGTTGCCGGAATAGCGGTTGCTAATCACCTTGATGTTGGTGGAGATTTACGTCTTGCGTCTACTAAGGTTGTTAAGATAAACTCTATTCAGGTCGTCGGGGCGCAGGCATTGACCCAGGCGGCACTAAAGGCCGACTACACGACCGGGAACTTGGACAGCGAGGCGGAGATTATCGCGGCCATAAACGCTACCAACGCGGGGTTCAATACACTATTGGCAAAGGTTAAGACCCACGGGTTATTGGCATCGGCATGAGGAGAGAAGATGGATAAGAAAATAGACGAGCTTAAGAAACGCCTTAGTGTACTAGAAAGAGATCGTCAATCTCTTCTAGATCAACGGGGAGAACTAGACAATAGAATAAACGCAGTTCTTGTGGAAAAATTTCGTATTGAGGGTGGAATTAGGGCTCTTACAGAATTAAAGTTAGAAATGGCTGATAAACCACTTGATAATACCACGAAACCGGAATAAATAAATGCCTTACGGAGATGGCCCTTACGGATTTATTCTTTATGGAGCTACGCCTCTTCCTACTGCAGCTACTGTATCTGTTCATAAAGGAAAGCGCTTTGAGCGTTGGCGTCTCTGCGATATCTGTGGATTTTCCTATCCTGTCTCACAACTTATGCGTGATCAATGGGGGCGCCTTGTCTGCTCAGGAGATGTAGATGAACCCAGTAACGAAGATTTTCAACGTGATGGTAATCTTACTACCGCACCCAGTAAACCACCGTGGCCGGAGTAATATATGAACTTTCTAACACTACAAACACATGTTCTTCGTAACTTAGGCAATCGACAGCTTGGTGGTGATATCGCAATTAGCACACTAGTTAAAGAGTGGATTAACTCTTGTTACGTAGATCTTGTTACTACTGGAAAGTTTCCCGAACTTAATCGTTTCGCTCCGATCCCCGTACCGACTCTTGAAGGTAAAGACTCTTTCCTTACAGGCGTTGGTATTGACTACTACTCCTATCCTACAGACGGTCTTACTATTACCGCTCTTTACGATGTTACGAACGATATGCCCCTCGTTCAACGAGATATGGCTACTCTCCTAAAGAACAAGGATCTTCAACCGGGTAAGCCTCGATACTACGCTACATACGGAAATAAAATCTATGTTGATCCTACACCCGATTCCGCTCTATACACCATTCAACGACTCTACCGGAAAAAGGTTACTGACGCTGTTCTAATCGAGGATATAGACGTTCCGATTATCGGTGTTGAATGGCATGAAGCAATTGAAATTGGCGCTACTTATCGTGGTAAAAGATCCTTAGGAGATCCATCCATGGAGAAGTGGCTTACCGATCTTAAATCTTATATTATGTCACACTCCGAACAACAGTCGGAGGAAGAGGAGGACTTCGATGGTGGATTCAGTATTTCTTTATAAAACTTCCCCACTTGGAATGGTTGAGATCTGGCGTAAAGGTCTCAACGATCTGTACTTTCACTTAATACACGACATCAAGAATCTTATCACCAATGTAGGTAAAGCCGAGTTTGCGAACATCCAGATCGCAGCGGGTACGGCCCCTAGTCACGCGGCAGTAGGTACAGGGATTACAGCCGCCAATATTCTAGACACAACTCTGGGTACAGAAAAGTATCGTGCCGCAGCAACTCGTTCCCGTACTACAATCACAGTTGCTAATGATACGGCCTATTACGATACTACTATTAACGTTGATGCTTCTTGGGATATCACTGAAGCTGGGCTCTTGAATGCTGCTTCTAATGGTATTCTATTTGCCCGACAAGTCTTTACGGCTGTTTCCGTATCCAACGGAGTCGTTCTAAAGGTCGTCTGGAAATTACAGAATTAAATGGCTTATACTTCTTACGTAACCAACGACTATACCAATTGGACTAACTCGGGGTTTACTCTCTATTGGTCAAATAGCAAATGTAAGAAGGTCTCTTATCAAGATCAGAACATATCATCGGCTTTAATCTCCAAGCAGTTTACGATACCCCGGGCTGCTAACGTAGCAGATATTACTGTAAATCTCTATCGTCATACGGGTGACTTTGATAACGTTGGCTATGCTTATAGCTCTATAACACTAATAGATGCTGACGCTTATCCTCATCTCCTCTATGAAGCGGCTGAAGACCAGTACTGGACCAACGCTCTAGATCAATATGATATCACTCTTCTTCTAAGTAAAGCCGGAACATATACGCTAGAACTTTATGCTGAAGTACGATCTAGTTGGTTCTATGAAAGTGGGTATCACTGGGACGAATCAGAAGTACACTTTTATACGGTTCTACTTCGCGCCGATACAGACGCTACTACTAACATTACTCTTAATACAGAAACAACCACCCCCACTGACATCCTCGCTACCTATCAGTATAGTGCTACTCTTATTGAAAGTACTACTCCTATAGAAACTTTTCAGATTTCGAAGTTCTCTCCCCCCGCAATACAATCTACTATAATATGTGTAGGAACCTCGTCTGATCATAAGATTTGTAGTTTTCGTGCCGGCTCACTTCCTGGGTATTTTGAGACTCCTGAAATTGACTTTACTACTCCCGGGATGAGTAAGACTCTAGACGAAATTACCTTCGAGTCTCACGCAATCACTCCGCATATTGTATCTGTGTATGTCAGCCTCGACGGAGGTACTACTTGGATCTATGCAGGACAAGATAGCATTTATTCTGGCAAGAGAGGATTTGTATATCCATGGCTAACAGCCGAGACATTCGTAGTTCGTTTCTCTGGAACAGCCTTGTATCTTTCTTCTTACGAACTATACGCCGTTCCGGGCGGGAAGCGGTTCCGCCAGTTATAGAGAGTGTAGAAATGCCTATATCCCAACTTATAGCCATATTTGCTCCACAACTATCTCCTATGCCCGCCTCACTATACGCAGAGCCTTTACTATGGGCTATCTATCATTGCGAAAAGTATACCCCCTCTAATCCTAATCCTCGATTTGAGCCGTCTTATGCTCCGGGAGGTTACTATCACGAATCCTCTCAGCATGTTCGTGATGCCTACACCTGCTATGGACGAGACGCCGCCTGTTCTTTCTCTAACTTTCAAATACTGTATATTGCCGCTCTCGAACTTGGATACGCAGGCCCTCCTCGGGCCCTAGATAAGGATAGCTTTGCCTTGCCCTTTGTTATCAAATATGTAAATAAGCGTTGCCTCGAACGAGGGGCAGATACTCCCGAAGAAGTAGCTGACGCTTATAACTCTGGTTCCTATACTGACTCTCATAAGCCAGAGGCCTACATGAAACGCTTTCGCATGCACTACGATAAAGCACTTCAAAGGATAGATCATGCCTGAAGGATTTGACGCTAACACCGGACGTCTGTACTTTAGAACTAAGGCTCTTACTGGCGGTATCAATCTATCCCTCTCTAAGCGTATTCTTACAGAGAGCGAAGCATCTAGGATGTATAACGTACTTCCTCGCTTCGGTAAAATAGTTCCTGGCTCGCAAAAGGAAGCTACCGCAAAGTGGACACTTGGTGAAGACATCTATCTTCAATTCGCCTATAACACAGTTACCGATCGCAAGTACGTATTAATGGGTACAACAAAGTGTTGGGTCTATACTTCTACGTCTCCTACTGAAAAGACACCAGCAGCCCCGTTTACAAACTCGCAACCCATATGGAAAGGGGCAACTCTTCTTCACAATAGTTCTCCTGTTGTGGTCGTTACCAACTTCGGTAACGACTATCCGCACTACTACGATGGTGGCGGTGGTCTCTTTATCCCCCTTACTAATGCCCCCAAGGTTCGGACATTCTGCGGTTACTTAGGACGTATTTTTACCGGAAACATCTACGACTCTGGAGGTGGCGTATGGCGCCCCAATAGGATACAATGGTCCGCTTTCACTAATCTTACCTACTGGGACTACGCAACCTATCCTAGCGCCGGTTACTTAGACTTGAATAACAGCCTCGATCATATCTATAACATAGAGGTAGCCAAGAGTAACATCCTTGTTATCTTCAGGCGCTTCTCTATCTATATAGCATATCCAAACGCGTTAGCTGAAAATCCTATCTCCGATCAATTTAATAACAATCACGGTATCTACGCTCCTAACTCTCTCCAAAGAGCAGGAGACATGTTCTTCTATCTTGGAGATGATGACGTTTATAAGTTCACCCTCAACGAAGGCTCTACTAGTATCGGAGCACGTATTCGAGATGAACTATTTTCTCTGTACTCTCCTGCAGCTATTCTATATGTGTGGTCGTTCTTAGACTCTATCAACAAAGACTACTACCTAGTTACAAAGCTTGCTGATAACACCTATCGTGCTTGGATCTACAACTACGAGCAAGATAGTTGGACTCTACAAGACTTCGAAACTAACATCTCGTTAGGAGTGTGGTATGCTTGAGTATCACGTCTTACAACACATTCAACTGAAACCTCTATACGAGCATGCGGAGAAGTATCTCCCAGATCGTCTTCGCTCCTTTGACGCCTTCTTACAACTCTACTTTCGTAAGGACGTGATGTTCTTCGAGATCGGAGACTTTGCGGGGGCCTTCTGGCTCACTGATATCATACCCGGTTGGAGGGCGGGTGTCCACATTATTACTTGGGACGAAGCAGCTAAACATCAATCCGCCCGATCTCGAGCTGTACTCCTCGAAGTTATGTCCTTGTTCCGTTTTCGTAAACTTTGTGCTTTCGTTCCTACCCACTTCGAGGCGGTTGCGCGGTTCACAGAGAAAGTAGGATTTATAACCGAGGGCGTAGAAAAACTCGGTGACTACTACGACGGACGAATCGTCGACTTATTAATACTCGCTTTCTTTAAGGAGGAATAATATGGGCGCAAAACAAGTAGGGCCGCAGTACACCCCTCTTCCGGCAGACTTTCAGAAGCAACGGGGTGATATCTGGAACTACCTCGGAAAGGATATAGGACAAAACCTTCCTGCTTACGGGGGAGATCTAAAAGCACCTAACCAACTGATGGATGCAGGAAAGCTAGTTAGTTGGTTACTAACTGGTAATCCTAATGGCGGTTTTGACCCCTCAACCGGAAAAGGCCCTATGGGTCGTGGCGGATCGTTCCCTGGAGATACGGGGATGGGCGGAATGCCTATGCCTACTGGTTGGGGTACCTTAGGAAAGTCTGTTTCTACTGAACCGGGCTACCAAGCTAACCTCGCTAAGACCCGTATGAATATTGATACCGGAGCTAACCAGGCGCTTCAGGCGGGCTTTGGTTCGGGCGGATCAACTCAGGGTACGGGTATGATGCGTATTCTAGGCGATGTTGGCGCTCGTAACATGACTGACTTTCAGTCTGGTGAGATGGAACGTCAACGTCAGTCTGAGGAAGCAGCTATGGGCCGGCGTCAATGGATGGCTGGAGAAGAGAACAGTCAAGCTAACCAACGTGCGGCGCTTGGTATGGGCTATTCACAAGCTTATCAGGCTAGCCAGATGCCTGCCTACGAAGAATGGAAACGCCAGCAATACCAGAACTCTCCACAGTTCAGTGCCATTAATGCTTGGGGCTCTTCTTATCCCCAACAGCCGCAAATTCCAGACATGATGGAGTCCCCCTTAATGGGTATCTTTAAGTCGTTTGTTGGTGCTGGCGGACAGGTCGCCGGAGCTGCAGCAGGTAATCCAAAGAAGTAAAAGGAGGCTTAAATGGCCTACATAAAAAGTCCGCTAGGAGATATGGGAGACGATCTTGGTAAGTTACTAGCTGCCATACTCTTCGGCCACGACTATCGAGCGGCTGCTCAAGCTAAAGATGAGCTTGCCCCTATTATTCAGAAACAAGAACTCACTGGCGATACGAAGGCCAGTGAGGCCTACCTGAATGCACAGAAGCCAAAGCAGGCTCAGCGAATCGCTAAGAGTTATACGAAGCAGACCGGTGAAACTGTTCCCCACGCAGAGTTCAAGTTAAACGTTCCTATGCCCGGACAGCCCGCAGGTATGCCTATAGATATACCGGCACAGGCTCCTAGATGGCCTACTACAGAGGCCGGACGACAAATTCGTACCCAGTCAGAACGGGCTAAAGGTACGCCTACTGAAAAGCTTCCTCTCTACGCACAAGAAGACACTCAGATGCGAAAGCAGGAACTAGCTTCAAATCCTTTCAAGATTATGTCCTCACTTGATCCTGCCTTTCAAGGAGCAGCAGCCAAAGCGCTCGAAATGTCCTTTACTCCCGAGTTTAGACAACAGTATCCTGCCTATAGTGAGGCCGCTACCCACTTTCGTATGTTCGATATGACTACGGATGAAATGATGCAGATGGCTGTAACAGGACAGCCACCTAAAAGGGCCCTTAAAGAACGTCCTCAACAGTATAAGCCACTCTCTTTCGATCCGGGAACCCATATCGATCGGTACGCCGATCTATACTCGTATGGTGTTGTAACAAAGAAGATTACCCAGCAGCAATATAATGACGGGCTTCTAAAGATGCTTAAGTCTCAAGGAACTGCCTGGCCAGATCCTACAAAAGACTTTCCTCCTTTCCTTCGTCCTGGAGCTGATCCTGATAACATACAGGACCGTCAGATAGCCAATCAAATTGGGGAACTTCAAGAAGAAGTCCGCCGAATTAGAACAACCGGCACCGATCAAGAGAAAGACGATCTCGCTCGTAGATGGCAAGCCTCAATAGCACTAGACGAAGGTCGTAAAGCCGCACGCTTCGACATCGTTACTAACGCGCGTCTAGGTAAAACAAAGGAAGCAAAAGAGGCTCTATTCAAACTTGCCGAATCTTACGGACTAACACCTATAGAGAAAAAGAATTGGGTTACTGAGACTCTAAAGGGCATTCAACAATTTCTCTCTGGTCCACGAGATAAGCAACCTTCTGATCCTCAGGTACTTGGATACCTAGATCGTCTTACGCAAGGGCTTTATCAAAAGAGTGTTACACTAGGTACTACGCCTTTATCTCCTGGTAAGCCCCCTGGGGATATCACTGCTCCTGCTACTAGACCTACAGATTGGATCGACGATAGGTTTAAGAAGAAATAACCATGGGACAGTTTATGGTTGATGTTGACGAAACGCGTCGTAAGCTTCTGGCTCAAAACGCTGTACAGAAGCCTAAACAAAAAACTCTAGCCGAGCTACAACGAGAAGCGGAACTTGCGAAAGAATCCATACCCTGGTACGTCAAAGAACTTAATCCTTCAGATGCAGACGTCATTCGTAAAGGACCTAAAGAGGGACCGGAAGCTTCTGCCAAACAAAACGCCTGGATCTGGTACTACGGTATGGAACAAGATCCTCGCTTCAAGAAGCTCTCTATGGGAGAACAGAATAGTTGGCGGATGGAGCACTTTAACAAATACATTCTGCCATACGCAGAGAGTTCAGAGGAAGCCACATCTCTTCGTAAGGCCTTTGCCTCAAAAAACTTCGGTCAATCCTTTGTTACCGGATTTGAACAGACGTCAGAATTTATTAGTCCCCCAGTAATTCCTCAAGAGGACATGCGGCCTAAGGGGACCTACCGTGAAATGGGTGCTACTCCTGATCCTATGCAGATGCTAATAAGTAGTACCAAAACAGATCTTAACGTAGATCCCAATGCTCCTCCTCCTGCTCTTAATCCTTTAGGCGCTGCGATGGGAAATATTACTGCAGGATTAATCCCTTATATGATAGCTGGTACAGTTGCTCCTCCTGTTGTAGCAGCCCACCCGTTCCTTTCTGGTATGCTTCGTGGGGCAGTTACTATGGCTATTCCCCAAGCGCACCAACTGTTGGCTGGACGCATTACTCCAGGAGAAGCGCTTAAAGGAACTATTCAGGGCACCCTCGCTTTTGGTCCTAGAAAGATATGGCAAGGTATTGCTCTAGCAGCTGGCTGGGATGCGGCTACTGGAAGAGGGCCCACTCCTTCCTACACAGGGGTTCCAGCACTCGACCGAGCTTTAACCTCTGCAGCTAGTACTGCTGTTATGCGCTATGCATTCGAAGCCCCCCACAACTGGGAAGCTTTTCAAAATAAGGCCTATAACGACAAACTTAGTAACTACATTAAGAGACTCTCGTATCAAGAATCTCATATCAATCTACTGGCTGAGAAGTCCAAGACTCGTGGAGAACTGAGAAACTTTGAATCACGTCTTATTGACCGAGTCAAAGGATTAAGACAATTTACTCCCTCTGAGGGCGGAATAGGTGTTCAAGCGACCCACGACAAAGATCGTATTACCCCAGTTCTTCCTGCTGAAGAGCAACAGGCAATAGAACGTAATACTAAGATCGAGCAGGAAGAAGCCGATCGTCGAATGAAACGTGCAGCTACTGAGCTAGTTCCTCTACTTGAGGCTCGTGGTAATACTGCACAAGTTACTCGTCTCCAAATAGCGGCCGATCGTCTTCGTGCCTCTTTCGGTAAAGACGTTCCTGAATCAGAGAAGCTTGACGCACATATGAATTGGGCCAACACCGTTGATCTAGCTTCTACGGCTGTAGGACGTTCTTACCCAGAACTTGTATTCGGAGGTAACGCTCTAGTTACTACTACTCCCGAAATTCGTACACCAGAAGCTAGATCCAAGATCGGTATTCTCTCCCGTATATTTCTTGATGCATGGGAAGCTAAACCTCCCACTATCGATATCGCTCGTTGGAAAACTCTCTCCGCTGAGCCTGGGCCTAATGGTGTTAGTGAACGTGCTGAATACCTTCGTGAACTAACGGTAGGACCTGGTCGGGCTTTTACAGAAAAAGTTCTCGAGAGTATGCGTGGAGTCGACTCTCGCTCTATTGGACAAATTATCCAAATAGCTTTAGAGCGAAAGCACCTTGGGGAACCTACTAACATAGACGGGCTTGGGCGTCCTAAAGTATCTCTCCTAGGACAACGTAACACTCAAGTAACTAAAGCCGGAGCGGTTCCTCAAGACCCAGAAATGCAAGACAACTTGCGTGATGCTCAGTTCTTACTCACGGAGATCGATCACGCTACTGGCTTATCGGATAGAGCTAAGGCCGATCTTAAACGTATGATCCTAAACGGGACGATGCCTCCGCAAGTTACCGGACGGTTACAAGTCTATCCTAAACATCTTAACTCCGTAGCAGAAGCCAAGAGCAAGCAGGCAGCAGAGTTAAGTGATGTTAACGCCAAACTAATCATCGCTGAGCACGCTAAACATCTTGGTGGTCCTGTACTTACCGAAGCACAAGCTCGGGCAAGTGTTCTTGCACAAGTACCGGAAGGAAAAGAGCCTCCCGCACTTATAGCTACAGGACAATTCAAACCAGAACTTCAACCCGGACAAGGAGCTGCTGATCGCCCAGCTATATTGGCAAAGCACTTCACATCTCGATACGACTCCCTTCTAGCTGAGGGCTACACCAAGATAGATGCCTACGATCGTGTTATGGAAGAGCTTGCTGCTCTTGGTGAAGGTCCCCCGCTGTCCGACGTTAACATCTCTCAACGTATCGCGGGCGTGGCTGAGAAAGTAGCAGCTCGATCAGCCACTGAAGAATTTCCTCCCGAACAAGCTCGCGGTCTCGACTTCAAAACCCTTGAGGACGACTCTCGTGTCCTTGACAGTATGGGCGGACGTCCCTATGAAGGAATGACTCGTGGTGAGACTGAAGCTAATCCTCTCGCCGTATCCGCCGAACTCCTTCGCACGGGCCTTAACGGACGTTACAACCGCGAGACTAATGACATCGAAGTAGAGACAGTTCCGGGCTCCCGTAACTTCGTTAAAGTCTCTTTCCAAGAACTACAGAACTTCTCTGGTCCTGGTAACTTCACTTCTAACGGGCAACTCATTCTTGAGACTCGCGGCGGTACCTACATGATCGTTCATACCAAGGACGGTAAGTTCGATGTCGTAGAGCGTAATAAAGCACAATCCAAAGGACCACAACGTCCTCTTACTCCTACAGAGATCCAAGCCGTCCTTTACAGTAACACAGGATGGAAGGTCGAGGTCTTCTTTCCCGACGGTTCTCTCCAGGTCTTTGATCCCTCTACTCGTGAGACACGTCTTGTAACTCCTGAAGAGGCACAGAGAGCTGTTACCCAACCAAGGGAAGTAGAAGAGGCTTGTCCTGGATTTCCTGGAAGACCTAATCCTGAATCCTATGATCCAACCAGTGAGCGTGATACGCCTACAGATTCTCTACCTTCCTTCCCTGAGGAATCGCTTCCTAAGGATGTTCTAAGTGCTGATATTATATATCGTCAGAAAGGTATCTACTCTCGTGTCTTAAACACTAAGACGGGAGAAATTCAACCCTATCGCGGATCTATCTTACCCCACGAAATCCGCTATGCAATTAACGACCGTACTGGTAGAGTAAGTGTCTCTGAGCTTGGTTCACGAGCAACCCTTCCTGCAGATATACCTGCTGAACTTCGCGTTGTTAAGCGTACATCTAGTCCTGCTCTATCTAACGTAGTCATGAGGTACAAGGCTGAATACGAGACTAAAGTACCTCTTCCACCTCATGCTACTATCGAACAGCGACGTGACTGGCGTGAAGGTATGGCCGCCTACATCGCCTCCCGCATCAAACGAGGTAGCACCACTCTTGGCATGAGTGCGGTTGAAAACCCCTTCGGCAAAAAGCCCATACAAGAACGTAAGAAAGCATCAAATCTATCTCCTAACGACCTTCTCTATACTGATAAAGAGTTCTTTCAAGCTATACGAGAGGATCGAGTACCTACTCCCCGTTCACAAGAGGCGCGTGAGTCTTTAGAGCGGTGGAAACAACACTTTCTCGAAGAAACTCCTATGCCTTTTGAACAAGCTATGCACATGTTACGAGAAGCTAGAGAGATAGGAAAAACCGTCCCTATAGAAGAGGCAGCTACATTTGCTGATAAAATGCTTGATGAGGTTATCGCCGAAATAGAGAAGGACTTTAAGACTTATGTAAAAGAGTTCAAAGAGGCAGGAACTCCATTATCTAAAGAAAAGCAGAAAGAGCTTCTTAACGGAATACACCAAGAATATGCAGAAAGGCATGAGAAGTTTGTTCTTGACTATTTACGTGAAGTAGAACTTATGAAGCAGCTACTCCAAGAACAGGGAAAGCCTGTTGGAGAAGCTCCCTACTGGACTCCCGAAGTAGATGTAAAGGAAGGAAAGGTAACTAGAACCTTCAAAAAGGTATACCCTTCAAAGCCTTCGCAAGCAGAGTTCAAAGCCTCTATCGAGGAACTGACTCGCCAGCAGCGTGAACGTGAACGTCCATTCACTGAGGCGGAAGCAAAGGCGGAAGAGGCTTTGAAGCTACAAGTCAACGCTCGCGCAGCTACTGAGGGCAAATTCCCAACGGACGAGATTGACGAGATGCAGTTCATTCGTGAGTTCCTCCAGAATGAACTTAAGAAGCCTGAGCGCGGTCGTGGTACGATTATGCACATGGGTGCTCCCTCACTAGAAGAGGCTCCCGGCTTTATTCGTAACACGGTAGGCCGTGTTAAGACTGCATATCAGAAACGATCGGAGATAGGTCCTCCAGGTCTACTTATTCCCACCAAGGATGTCTTCTCTGTTCTACAAGAAGGTAAGATCGGACAAAAGTATGGCCTTCGTTTCTACGACTTATGGCGTATGGTTGAAAACTACGCTATCTCAACTCGTAGTTGGGCAAAGGAACTAGCTCCTAAGGAAGCTGCTCTTCTCAAGATTCTAAAGACCCGTAACCAAGACGCTATTCGTGCCTACTTAGAAGTAGACCCAAAAGACTGGGAAGGCAAACTTAAAGTACGCAACACCTACAATATGCGTAAGGAAGATATCGATCTCGCTCCTCACGTTCAATCCCTTCTAGAGAAGGCTTTTGGTAAATACTGGCGCGAGTTTCTTACCGTACATCTTCCTTCATACAGAGACTCTAAACTAGGAAACAACGAGTCCACCGAAACTACAACCATGAAGACTTGGCGTGAGAAGGGCGGGCTTAAAGGAAATCCTACAGACTTTATCGAGATGATTCCTAACGCTATCTCCGCTCGTGCACGAATGTCTATGCTCCCTGCTTTCGACAAGATCGACGAGACAGTCAAAAAGATAAATGATTATCCTGAAGATCTATCCCTTGACGACGCCTACCAATCCCTAAAAGGTAGATACGTTGATGCTCGTGGCCCTAGAGCAGCAGAGATGAAGGCTGAGTATCTAAAGACTATGAAGGAGATGGAAAACGAGGTAATGCCTCGCTCTATCAAACAAGAGCTCATTGGCAAACTGATAAACTACCGAGCTCGTGTCTCTTGGGGTGTTAGTACAGATCATGCAGCTGCACAAACATTTCTTGAGACCGTATATCAGGGAGCAGGAATCAACGTTGATAAAGAATTGTTCGGTAAGATCTTACCTAACTATCTTCTCCTTACTTATACCGCTACAATGCCCGGACGCATCGGAATGGTTCTCCGTAATCTTGCACAACCCACTATGACTCTGCTACCCTATGTGGGCCCCGAGAACTTCGCACGCGGCCAGCAGGTCTACTGGGCACATGTATCGGGTGTCAAGAGGATACCCGAACTTGACGTTCTATTCAAAGAGTTAGGCGTCGATAAGCTCCAAGGAGCTAGCACAGAACAGCTACTCGAAAATCAGGTAGAGACATCTACTGTCCCCAAAATAGCCGCTACCAAGCTTAGACGCATCTATAACGCCGCGATGAAGCCCTTTAACTGGTCTGAGCTCACTAATCGTCGTATCTCCGTTACGACCGGCTACCTTGCAATGAAAGATTTTGGTTCCCAGTACTTACTAGGTAATATGTCTGCGCAAACTCTTATGCGGCGGACAGGGATGATCTATATGGAGAAAGCCTCTCAAGCCGAGATCATGGACACTCTTAACGCTAAGAATCTTGATCTGGCCTCTAAGCGGTTTGCCCAGAACCTTTCGGAAGATACACAATGGATGTATAGTGCGGGCAATACTCCTGAACTCTTTAACTCCAAGATGGGTCGCTTCTTCGGACAGTTTGGTACTTGGCCATTAAGCTTCTGGCGCTTTGCTAAGCGCGGAGCTATGTCTGGTGACAAGATCGCTAATATGCAATTCATCACCCGAATGGTTATGGTTAACGCGGCCCTTGACCAAGCCACTAAGAAGGTTCTCGGTGTTAACGCGGGCTCATGGTTATGGATGGGTCCTTTCTCCTATATGGGAGGCCCTGGTGCGAGCTTGTTCGCATCCGCCTACTACGCCGCTGGTAAAGGATTTAGGCACGAATTAGGGATGCATGATCTACTTAACCAAGTTACCAACTTGATTCCCTTCTATATGGCTGGTCGTGATATTAATCGAGCTATTAACGCGGAAGATCTTCCAACCGCTCTAAAAGCTATTACAGGATTTAGACCCTACGAAAAGTAAGGAGGAACTTTGTGTTCGAGAAAATTATTGCGCTACTACTTGGTGAACTTTTTAAGAAAAAACCCTGGGCGTTATGGGCAATAAAGATGAATGATGTTAAGTGGACTAAGATTGGGGTAGGATCTTTACGTCGACTTAAGATGTATGAAAAGACTCTCTTCGTAGAGGGTTGGCGTACCAAAATTGTTGCTATCGGAATAACTCCTCCCGCACCCCCAAAGAGATAGTATGCCAGAAAAGAACGGGAATGGGCGTATATGGAAACCGATGCAGACCGGACTACTAGTTATTACCCTCGGATTTCTTTTAGTAGATAAGTTAGTAATGCCGGCTGTTAACAGTGGAAAGTTATCCGAAAAAGTGCAGGCTCAAGCCGAACAACTCGCCCGAATTGAAGAGTGCATTATAGCTTTACGGCCATTACCCCGAGAGGTATCCGCTCTCACCGGCTCCGTAGAAGGCGTTAAGTCTGCGGTAGATCGGGTAGAGAAGCAGCTGAATCGACACATGGACGTGAAGTAATAAACGCTTTAACAAGCGCTTCTAGATCTTCTGCAAACCTTATAACATCCGCTCCGTCCTCTTTGAACTTGAACTCTAGGTCTAGAATCTTCTCCGTCTTAAAGGCCATGCGCTCATTCATTACCTTTAAGACTCGTTCTCCCCAAATTCTGGCGTCGTTTCCGTTGACGGTAATTCCGAGGACAATTCCTTTGTATCGGAAGGTAAGTCCTGAGAGACTGCTTTTGTAGTAACCCCCAAGTCGCATAGCTTTTTTCTCCTTAACTTTCGAACATAGTTAGCACAATAGTTAGTTATTCCACACAACTCTTCAGTAGAGAGTTCCCACCACTTATCAGGTAATATAGACATATCGATACGAAAATGTGCTCCACCTCTTCCACGAGTAGCTATTCCACACTCTCTAAGTTTCTTAAGTAAGGCCACACGAGAAACACCTAATTGAACTGCTAGAGGATTTACTCCCATCTCTGCATATAGTCTAGTAAGAGCAGTACATACATCTTCATCTTTTAAGATAAACTCCCAGATAATCATTTTTCTCTCCTAGACTCTATTAACTCATATGAGTGCTCAATAGAACTTCTGTGCTCCTCGATAGTTCGACTTTCTTTTAATGTTAGAATAGCTTCCGCAAACTGTCGGGCATTAATCATATGTTGCATCTTTCTTAATAGTAGACTATGGATCATTCGGCCTCCATTCATCTTAAGATGTGTTACTATCTTCTGGTGAGTTGCTCCAAGTTGATTACTTGCAACACCGTCAAATACATTTGGTAGACGTTTTTCTAACCAGTCTAACACATCGAGGGCTCGTTGAAGATCCTCATAATCCAGAACTAACAAGCCATCTTGTGCTACTTTCATAATGAAAGCCAGACGAAGTAAATGGTCTGGCTTCCTCTCATGATATCCAGCGAACTTATCATCGAACACGGCTGTATGATGATGTTTCCTATACCACTTCTCGTACCACTCTCTAGCGGTAGGATGCATAGTAACTTCCCCTCTAATGTCTCTAAGAGCTACGAGTCCTTCCCGTAAGCCTTCGTACAGATATCCTTCCGGTCTAGTAGGTATAGCGTAGGTCCTATCTGTATCTTCCTGTACCACGAATAACAATCGTGACATAAATCCACCGCTGAACGCTTCGCGGGGTAGCGCGTCGACGAACCACTCTAGAGTAGAGGCGGCAAGCATACTTAGAGCCACCCCTGTTAGAGAGGCCTCTCCACGCATAATCGTGGTCGATTTCCATATAGGAGGACAATCAAACAACGTCGTGAGTAGAGGAACCATCCCTTGTAGATATTGTTGCTTACCTAGGAAGACCGCAAGCTCCGGTGCATAGACCAGCCCACTCGCGGTCTCCCGACCACCTAATCCACCGATGAGCGCTTCGGGGGTAATGCGCTCGGATAGTATGTTAACTCCTGTAGCCCTACCTAGGGAGAGTGCAACGTTGGTTGCACTCGTCTTACGACACTTTCCAGTCGGAGCAATAAGGACCGTCGCTATGTTTGGAAAGACTTGATAGAAGGACTTATCGAAGAAGATATTCCTCTCTAATGCCGCTCCTAGAACCGTGAGCGCGGACATAAAGTGAAAGACTGCGGGCGGTTCGCTGGTTAATGTATAATCATAGTAATCTCGTAACCAGCCCTTCTTCGGGATAAGTCTCTCAAAAGGCTCGTTAGCAACACTCTCTTGCTTAGGTAACGCGATTAGGGCGGCTTGAAGCGCCTTTGAGAATTCGTCGCTTTCCTCGGGTGTTAGCCTTCGTGGAAACCTTTCTAGAAACGTAACGGCCTGATTGTGTTCGGGGCTGAACTCTTTGAACTTTGCTTTCTGCAAGTACTGACGGAAGATTTCTAGCTGCGCGGTTAAGTCTTTTATCATGTTCGGCCTTATCCAGGAGTTTGATTAGTTCGATGACATAGAATTCTGCCTTGTGTAGGTCTTGTAACGGATTCTTTTTGTGTCGATATCGTAAGAGATACTTCACGGCATTGCCCCACAGAAAGATCTCGTGGGCAATGTGTGATCCATGCGAGAACGCTTTAATCACATCTATGACCTCGAGACTCGTACCCGACATATAATGTTTCGGATGATTAACTAACTCGTCCATAGTTACGCTCACAAAGTGTCTGCTACGGGGTTTACCGCGAAGAATCCATTTCCACCCAACTGTCTGGAGTTTCATATACTCTCACTTTCACGAATGACTTGTTGAAGTAACGATCCGCTACCTCTAAGATATAGCGAGCGATACCCTCGGCGGTTGAATGTTGTCCAGGAATTCGATCATTAATGAACTGGTGATCGAAGAGCGCCTCAACGTTTGACTTGAGAAACTCGCCTAACTCCTTAAGGTCCAGACCCATTCCCGTAGCTGGATCGATACTACATAGAACTCCGAGCTCGACGAAGTACGTATGACCGTGGACACGGGAGCAGGCTCCTTGGTAAAGCGGCAGTTGGTGTGCTGCGTCAAATGAGCAACGCTTCCATACCCATACGTGGGGTTGACCCGGGGCGACATAATGTGTTTTAGCTTGTTCACCGTTCATGTGTTTTCCTTTCTCGTAATTTTCATCAGGTAGACAGCCCTGATACATCTTGTGGTACTCTTCCCAGTCTTCTCGATATCTGTTGGCTAACCACCAACCCCCTATCGGCACGACTTGTGTCCTTTCATATTATAGAATCGTTGACGTTCTCCATACTGTGCTAGTTGCCGCATAAACGCGATATTCCACCCTGCTACTCGTCTAGCAGTAAAGGACATCTCATCATGCATCTTGATACCACCTTGACCTCTACAAGGCTGCTCTGTAATCTTATAGCCCTTAAACGGTTTACTGGTATCAATAGACCAAAGACCAGGATACGGAATAGAGAGTTCTATCCAATCTCTAAGGCCTAACATATGATACCAGTGGTTTGTGTGGAACTCTCCTGCCCGCGCGAGTAACTTCATAGTCTCCTCTCTCGGTGATCTAAACGGGAAGCAGATAGGACTCCACTTATTCGTGCGCGCCATTAAAAAGAACTTCCGACGCTCTTCATAGTTCTTTCCCTGAACCACCACACCGATAGACCAAGAAGCGCCTTGGGGTTTGGCCCTCCATAATTCGTAAGCTGCCTCCATAGTCTTGCCATACTCATCCATCCAGTCCGGAGCGATAATCGCCCTAGGCTTTGCTAAGGCAGCGGCTTTCATCAACTCCTCGATAGGAAGGGGGTATCCAAGCTCGTACATAGAGTTGTCCAGTAGACAGCCCTGATACATCTTGTGGTACTCTTCCCATCCTGGATAGTCCTTCTTCAGGAACAGATGAGCAAGGCCGAACTGAAAGTCCTCTAGAGGAATGAATTCGGCTAAATGTTTCGTAGGTATCTCAAAACTTAGTAGCATGTTACTCCTTGGGGAGAAGGGGGAGCCGCTACTCCCCCTTACTCGACATTAGTTACGGGACGGGCGTAGGCGGCACCGTTTTTCCGTTCGCGATCTTCTTGACGATTCCATAACCGCCAAGCGCACCGATAATGACCTGGACAAGAGTGACCAGGGTAACGATACTAAAGATCGGAACGGACGTTTCCAGGGCTTTATAAAGGACATACCCAACACAGGCCAAGATTGTGAAGATCAGAGCAACCGGGCCCTGAATCACGATCCCGACCTTCTCCGCAGCTTCCTTTATACCCTGAATGAGGGTTACAACCGCAGCAGCAATAAGAAGGGGATCCATCGGTTCTCCTTTCAGCCAAGGGGCGGATTAGTTTGGTCGTCGAGCAGACCATAGACAACACATTATAACAATTAGAGCGATCCATATAATCGCTATACGTAACCAGAAGAACAGGTTCTTCAATCTGTTTCGCTCCAATTCTTTCCTATACCTACCTTGACGGGAATTTGATATCCATTTAGTACGTCGATAGGAGCCTGCATATTTTCTGTTAAACATTCTATTACCTGATGTTTGAGTCCTTCTTCGCACTCTACTACGAGCGAGTCATGTACCTGTAGAATTAGATGAGCTCCTTTAGGAAGTTGTTCATCTACTTTGAGCATTGCTTCCATAATAACATACGCAGCAGTTGATTGTGGCAGATAATTGTACATCTTAGGTACCGTGTTGGGGCCGAAAAAATACCGACGATGTCCATATGGATTGACAAGAAATCCGTTTCGTTGACCCTCGTTTGCAACTGTCTGTCGCCAGAACTTGATACGGGGAAACTGCACGAAGTACTCATCGATAAATCTCTCTGCTTCAGCCAAAGACATCTTGTGTTCCTTGGCAATTGACCTAGCACCACGACCGTAACCCATACCGTAGACCATCATCTTCGCTTTAAAGCGCTGCTGATCAGTGACCTCGTTCTGCATCACGTGATAAACAAGAGCCGCGGTCTTACGATGAATATCTTCACCCTTTGCGAACGCATCTAGTAGAGCTTGTTCGCCCGCCAGAACCGCAGAAATGCGCATTTCAATCTGTGAATAGTCCGCCGATACAAAGATGTTTCCAGGAGCTGGTACGTAAATGGCTCTGGCAGGTCCCTTGGGGACGTTTTGTAGGTTTGGATTTCTTGAAGCAAGTCGCCCAGTTGGTGTGACGTGAACGAGAAAGTCCGTGTGGACCTTATGATCTGGCGTATCTTCCAACGAGAAATACGTCGACGCCAACTTACTAAACTTCCGGAGCTGTAAGAGAAGATCGACGATTTTGTTATTCGTGACGGCTTTAAGGTCAATTAGGGCCTCCTCGTTTGCTGAGACATGATCCGTATGCTTGTTGAATTGCTTCGGTAGTTTGAGCTTCTCGTATAGCAACTTGGTAAGTTGTGTATGAGATCTCCAGTTAAATAACTTATCTCCGACCTCTAGAGATAATACCGTCTCAAGGCTTTTGATACGTCGTTCCAATCCGACTCGCCATTTAGCTTGCAAGAGTCTATCGACCAACACGCCTGCCGCCGACATACGTTGCAAGACTGGAAGGACATCCATCGTATCTTTAAAGACACGCCCCAGTCCAAGACGGCTAATCTCATATCGTAGACTCTCAGAGATACGGAGTGTTGCATCAACATCAGTCGCGTTGTACAGATCGAGGTCCTGCTTAATAAGATGCTTCCAATACGGAATGCGCGTATAGATACTGGAGACAAAGGCAAGATCACTTGGTACCTCTCCTATTACAAGATGATGAGCGACCATAGTATCAAAGAACGGCGGATTGATCTCGATCCCGTTCGCCCGGAGTTGCTTAATATCAAAGAAGATGTTATGCCCGACCTTCTCTCGTGACATGTCCGATAGTAACGCACTCAAAGCGCTCTTGGCCGTTACTAGGTCCTTTACTACATAGACGGTGCCTGGAACACAAGAAACACCAACACGAGTAAGAGAGCCATCATACGCATCCAGGCTATTAGTTTCAACGTCTACTGAAACAGGAGCGGTAGACTTCATAATAGGATCTAAGTCTACTGGTGCGGCATTATACTGATAGTTCTGTAAGGGCTCCATGTACTCGGCAGTCCAGCTCTCTTGGGAGATTTTCTTCAAGTCCAAGATCATGATCGGTATCATGTCCTGTTGACGCATAATATATGCTGGATGAAAAGTCGGCATCATCTTGACCCCATCTATTAGTACGACGGAGCCACGCCACTTCGTTATTTGTGTCTGTTCCATAAGAGCTTGCATTGCAACGTTACCAAGCAACACAACGAAGTTAAACTGCTTTACAAACAACTTAAGAGCATGACGATCCATACACGTTGCTACTTCCTCCGGTAAGGGGGCCCGATTCGCCGGCGGCCTACACCGGACAACATTCGTAACAAAACACTCGGAACGACGAGTGTCAGCTTTGAGCATGAGGTAGTTAAGTGTTCTACCAGCTCCACCAACGAAAGGTCTTGATAACGAGGCTTCGGACTCTCCGAGCGCTTCACCAAGGATGAGCGTCTTCGCATCTTTAGGTCCCTCTCCAAAAGCATAACCTTGTCCTATCTCGTATAAAGGACAACCTTGACAGTGGGGTGGTTTCATCATTTCCCTTCTCCTTCCCACAATTTGAGGGCGGCGCGGGCTACCGAACGCATACATTTTTCTGTGACCTCTAACGGGAAAGCCTCATTCGCTATTCGTAAAAGAGCATTGACGAGCGGGGCTTGCTTGGCGAGTTGTTCCTCAAGATTGATGTTCTTTTCCAGAAGCGACCCAAAGTTATCGTCCATCAGCCTGTTTCTCTCGCAGACCTTGGCGAGTTGGGCCTCGGCTTTCTCTGCGCGGGCCTTCTGTTCCTCGTAATCTTCCCTGACCGAATCAAAACCTGCGTGGAAATAGTTGTTGTCCTTCCGTAGCAGTTCGACCTCGGCCCGCAGGGAGGAGTAGTCCTTAACGACACGGCGAAGGACAATAAGTGCTTGAACTGAATCCCCCGTATGCCATTCACTCTCTAAAATCTCGATAGCCGACTGTGCTGATAGCGGGGCGGTCATTTTGGTATCCCGTAAATAGCTCCGAAGTCTCGATAAGGACCCATTCCATAGCCTGTTAAGAAGAATGGGCCTTTCTGTAGAAATCCCACATGGTCGCACTCAAAGAGACCTGCAGTCGTATTAGCTACTAATGCACAACGAATTAACTGCTTTGTCCATGGCTCTAAATATCCTCTCATGAAGGCTAATGTAAGTCCCTTCTCAACACACACGTCTAAGACAAGATGCGTATAGTGAGAATTCAGATTTACTGTATACTGGCTATCCTTACTCATAAGCCGCGGTGGATATACCTTTCCTGCGCTATATCCTCTAGAGATTGGTAAGAATGTTATCTTGGATATCTTACCCCCATATACCCGAATAAAGTCCGCTGCGAACATAAAACCCCCATCCATGATCACGTGAACATGAAGAGCGGCCTTGGCTTGCTTCTCTATAGCTTCGGCGAGTTGTAAGACCTTACGTTTGATCTTTGTCTGTGTATAGAGTTGCTCCATCATATGCGTCTCGCTAGAGCCATGAACTCTTCACGCGGTGCTGGTAAATCTAGAAAGACGCCACGCATAGCGGATGTGGCAACGCAACCTGATGTTTTCGCCCCTCGTATCTGCATACAGGCGTGGTCGCCGTATACGAGTACAGCGGAGCCAAGAGGTTTTGGCCGAACCTTCATTAGCTCGTCCGCTAAGGAGTCCGTAAAACTCTCTTGCAGTAGCGGTTCCTCGAAGTGCGTCTGGATAAGCCGTATCAGCTTCGATAAACCCAACACGGCGCCCTGAGGTAAATAGGCGCAGCTGATGTCTAGTTTCACAGGAAGCAGATGGTGAGGACAAAAGGTATAGTCGATGTGGTGGAGCAACGTTATCATCTGCTTGCGATCCTCTTCGAAAGAGGTCTGGGTGTAAGGTCTTGGCTTGAACATTTCGGCGTAGAACTTCGCTACACGCTTCGGAGTTTCTATATAGTTCTGATCTGCTGTCCATTGTTTACCGAGTAGACCCTCGAGGATCAACTCGACTCCTTTCTCAATCTTTTTCCGATTCATCTGTCTCCTCAGTAACCATCAAAGGTGTAGGCTGACCGATTCTCTAACCTAGTTTCATCTACTAGGTCCTTGAACCTGGGAGTAGGAAAGTCATAATGAAATTGACACAATGCGACCTTTGGAGTTATAAATGTCCACCAATGAGTTGCTTGGAAGATACAACCTAGTACAGAGCAGACTTCATCAGGGATGTTCTTATCTGCTACAGGGTAGAGATGTACCTTCATTTGAGACCCAGTAACTTATGTAACTGAACACTCAAGAGAAGTTTACCGTTGCCCCGCTTGATATACTCTAAACACTTTTGTAGAGCCTTCTTGTTAATCGAGAGCCGATTGTTGACTGGTTGGACATAGTGCCTGACGTCAAAGAGAAGTGTCTTTGGTAGAATGTCGTCTAACTTCCACAACGGCACTAACCACTTTATTTCATCGGCCCTATAATAGAGCGACATGAGTGGAGGCTTTCTCGGTTTAGGAGATAGACTTACCCAATCAACGACACCACCCTTAAGGTTTCGGGTGCCGTTCGTCTCTAGGTGGATAATAAACCCCCCGTTACTTAAAGTCCAAGTTAACTCCGCAATATCCTGCTCTAGAGGTTCCCCGCCCGTAATAACCACTCTACGACTGTACTTAGGGTCAAGGCGGTCGATAATCTGCTTTGTACTTAGAGCCTCTCTTTCTTTAATGTCTGTGTCACAAAACTTACAGCCCATTGAGCACCCGGCTAACCTTACGAAGTTAACCGGGTGCCCAACGAACCGTCCTTCACCCTGTAGCGACGTGAAGATCTCGACTACAGAGTACATCGGATCTTAGAGCTGGAAGAAGGATTGAACCTTCGTCCGCTCTTTCCCCTCGTAGGTCTCTGCAACGAGAGCGACCCCGAGTTCCTGTCCTTCGAGCTCTGAAGAGTCGAAGTCCATACGTCCGGTCATATCGAGACCGCACGCCTCTGCGAGCTGCCGGAGCTTCCACAGACTGTTGGCCTGGAGCATGACGTTCGTCCAGACCTTCCGCCCAATAAAGGGCTCCTGGGTCAGAGTGATCTCGACCTGCCAATAAGCCTTGTGGTCAGGCTGCTTGGAGATCTTCTCTTCGACCTTGTCGATCCGACCCATGTACTTTCCCGGCTCGATGATGTTTACGGCCTCATCGAAGTTGCCGTCGATCCTGGGTGACATACGTCCTCCTATAAAGATTTAAGACTTAGAGACTTTAGCCCAGATAACGTTGAAATCTGGAACCTCTAAACGGTCTAGTACCCCTGTACGATCCTTAGCTTGCGGATACATACCTTCGGGTTGCGTCAACAGTGAACGAGTGATCTTGTGAGACTGAATGTCTGTCTTGCTCCGAAGATGAAATACGCAGTCAAAGAGCGCACCTGCTTCACCATACAACTTACCAGGTAACGAAGGTCCGTAAGTTAACTTGCCGGTATCTTCGTCCTTGTTGAATCCTTCCTCAGCAGTCACAACAACATGCATCGGCAAATCCAACACCTTACGAAATAGTTGTCTCGTTCGTTCGATGACCTGCATCCAGTCTTGTAGCTGAGCCATATCATGACCGGACGCCTTAATCGTGGACTCTACGATCATACGAGCTGCCTCAGTAGCCGTATCCAACACAATCGTGCTGAACTCGGACACGTTCTCGTAGATAACACACTGCAACAGATCGTTGTAATCCTTCGGTTGATACGATGATACCCCCTTATTCCGCACCGTCAACATACCGCCTTGACAGTCTATGAACAACGGATTGGGGAACGTGCCTGCGAACCAGGTCTTGCCTCCGCCAGGAGCAGCATACACTAGAACGGTTAGCCGAGATGGCGGGCCTGGTAAGACTTTCTGGATGTTCAACTTCCGACCAGGAACAGTTGACATCTTTAGATCTTTGACGTCTGTTCTTACACCATTCATTTGATCAGACCTCCTCGCCTCAGCAGATGAACGTAGCTCGTTACTTGGATACGGGACGTTTCGTCGAAGTCATGAAGTTGTAACCACTCTGATAACCTCGCATACCTAGCTGATAACGTTAGTCCTAATATCTCTGTACAGAACTCCTGCCACTTCTTGTCCTTAACAGCGTCTTTCATGTCTTTCTGTAATAAGGGTCTTACGACCTCTAAGGCGCTCCAATTTAGATTGTTCAATGTTTGTACCCACCTTGTAATCTGAGTTTGCTCTATGTCTCGACTACTTCTCTCGATATAACCAACGACGATGAAGCAGTCTAAGAGGAAGACAATGACGAGAAGCCCGAGGGCTCGATAGACATCTTCGTTAAAAAGCCTCATGTATCCTCTTCGACCTCTGTATAGTCTGGTTCACGATGTTTGAAGAGGGCATCATGATCGACAATCTTACCTTGACACATCTCGAAGTAGTCACATGTTCGGTTATACCGAACACATTCACCAAAGTGCATCAAGAATGCTTCACGGTCTCCCTCGACAGTTAGCTTTTCGATGATATCAGCTTGCTTCGTTACTTGTTCGACGCACTCACTAATTTGAAAGTCAGTGTGCATAATCACTTCTCGGGCGAACTCTACCTTATCTAGAGCACGAGACTTCTTGATAGCGTTAATAATTACGCCCTTCGGAACTATGTTCATGTGGATGCCGATCGCATAGATGTAAAGCTTGGGTTGTGCGTCCATATAGAATTTACGGAAGAAGGTCGAGCCTAGTTGGGACGTTGTTTTCGTCTCAAGTAGCCAGGGGTACCCTCTCCAGGATACAACACCATCCGCCTGGAAGAAGAATACGTGTGAGCCCATAGGTACAGAGCCTCTAACTTCCGGAGCCAGAGGTGTCCATGCTTCTGAAGCATAATGGTCGGTATACCAGACCAAGATTTGCTTCGCATAGGCCTCTTGCTGGCTTAATTCAGCCAACTCGGCCTGAAGCCATGAGTGTTGACTCCGAGATTCGTCAAAGGATGCGGCTACTTGGGCGCCGACTTCGGCTCGACCCACTCCACTGTAGTGCGATGCAAGACCACGATGAACGGCTCGCCCAACCAAGAGTGGAACAGCCTCTCGGTTAGGCACAAGATTCTCGACGAAGCGATAGTAGTAGAATCGAGGACAACGATGATAGGCCTGGATCCGAGAGTTATTGAAGTGCATTAGTTTCGGTCTCGAAGATTGGTGTTGACGATCACATTCGGCTTTTCGATAAGATCGTCCTGTTCCTTCGCCCCGAAGATCATTACTTTCCAGTCATCGTCCAGAGGAGAGTTGTTGTGAGTAATGTTCATGATCTGTGTAATCTGATACCCGTCTTTCTCGAGAGTATCGATCGCGATGTTGAGCGCGTCTTCTGCGTTCTTTATCCCGTGTTGGAACACAAGACGAGTACGCATTACCATTTTGTGGGGTTGTCCGGGTAGTGGACTCATTTCTTGGGGCCTCCTTCGTTTTGTAGTTTGGTCAAGAGCGGATCGTCCATACCATTTACTTGGAATGCTTGGCTTCTTCTGAGACATGCGTCACACTTTCCACAAGGAGATTTACCGCCCTGGTAACAGGACCAAGTAAGTTCATAGGGAACTTTGAGATCCTTTCCGAGACGAACGATTCCCCCCTTATCAAAGTGTAAGAGTGGAACCCAAAGAGCCATTGGTGAGGCTAATCCTCGGATAGCAGCTAGTTCCATCTGTTCGAGAAACTCGAGCCGACAGTCTGGGTAGCCCGGATAATCTTCTTGGTGCGCTCCCATTGCTACAATCGTACAACTGAGGGCGTAAGCGTAGCTAAAGGCGATAGATAGAAAGACCATATTGCGCCCCGGTTTCCAAGAGTCGGGGAGAAGCATACCTGGAACACGTGAGACTCCTAGTGGCTTATCGTCCTTACGAAGCCCAGGAAGTGCCTCAAGGGCGTTGATGGAGCGTACGATTGATGTTGCTCGATAATACTTCGCGAGCTCTTTGACGTTCTCGAGTTCCCGAACATGCTTTTGTCCATAGTCAAAGGAGAGTGTAAACAGCTCTCCATGGGTGTTCTCTCGAGCAAGCGCCAAGACAGTGGCGCTATCAAGTCCTCCGCTTAAGACCACGAGGGTGTGTCTAGAAGCAGCAGGACCGATGTGTGTAAACATTCGTCATCCTTTCAATGTCGCAATTGATTCTGTATACGGCTCGTGTGTAAGGAAAAAGAAAGAGAGAGTCGCTCGTCTGAAACGACTCTCTCTTTTCTCACAGTAGCTGACTGCTTCCTAGGTCCCTCAGACGATCCCTTTTTCCTTGGCGAGTCTGAGGATGGCCTTCTCCCGGGCGTACTTCTTGGCGCGGTACTCTTTCTGCTTCTCGAGCGCCTCAGGAGTCTTCTCCTTGTGGTAGCTCTTACGCTTCTCCACTGCGGCGAGGATCTTGCGAGCCTCGGCTTCCAGGGTCTCCGGGTCCATGTTTTCCACTTCCGTGAGGATCTGTTCGTTCAGTTCCTCGTCAAGAATGTCCTTCATTGAGGACCTCCTTCATTAGATTTATCATCAAGGCCTTCTGCTCTGAAGTCCAAGTCGCCTTGAACCCCAACTCTTCCAGCCTCTTCGATAGCCGTACGATCTCCGACGAGTTCTTCGACAGGTAAGCTTGATACAAGTAGTTGGTGATCCGGGAGATAAGAATATCCTGTGGGGATCTCTCTGTCAAGCTCTGCGGCTGAGACGATCGAGAAGCAAGGGCTTCCTTCCTTAGGTGCAAAAACTGCGAATGCGAAACCCTCGGGTAGTCTCTCCGATAACCGCTGAATAAGGGCGCAGTCTTGCCGTTCCCAGGCTTTTGCGAGGTCTGTAAGGATCGCGGTTGCTTCTTTTTCATTGATGGCTTCAAACGATATTCTATCCATTTGATTACCTCTATTATACTATACTTTTAATCAAATGTCAATAGGTTACTTCCACGTTGATGACCATGTCAGTCAACTAGGAGGTATCCCGCCTCTAGTAGCGCGGTTTCGTGGGAGAGAGTACCACGACGTGAGCCGCCCATCTCGATCATGCTCTTGGTATTGCCTGCGGAGTCACTGGCAAAGATGAATGTTTCATCTCCCACAGGGCCTTCTATGGCAGAGACGATCACGTAGTTAGTTGTTTTACAACGTAACCATCGTCGGAAGAACATTCGAGAAAGGGTTTTGTAGGAGGCAGCGGGTTGTAGATGATATAGAGACGCGTGCCCTTGCCATCCGTCGAGATGTTTCTGGACGCAGACGGCTGTCTTCATGCTTTAATCTCGAGACGAGTTGGATCTACGTTGGCGAACAACGTTATCTCGTGTTGATCGTTGTTATCTACTGTAACGTAGATTGATCTCCACCAGGTATCACTCTTGAGGTCATGGATCTCCTTGACCTCAATTTTTGTAACGTTGTGGATCATGTAAGTGGTCATGTGTTCTCCAGCTTCACTGTGAAGCGCCTAAAGGATATGTTGATGTCCCCAGAGTAGACGTTCTGTTCAAGGCGTCCCTCGAGCATGTAGGCTTGTTGCTTGTTCTTGTGTAGAAGCCAGGTCTTCTTGACGGTATCTACTCGATCGGGAACGATTCGTAGAGTGCGATGACGGGAGAGCTCCCGTAAGAGAGCTCTCCTCATCATCTGCTCGACTTTGGTCTCGTGTTCCTTCATCTTACATCGACGGTTTGTTCGAGAAGCCCAATGAGCTCCTTGACAAACGGTTTCGAGATGTGGATACCCTTCTTGGTAGGCATCAGATCGTCGCCGAGTTGAATCGGAACGAAGACGCGGACGTCTACGTAGATGGATCCGTCGTTGTGCTCCACTTCCGTGATGCGAAGTGTTGAAGCAAGGGAGAGTTTGATCTCTCCGACCAGCTTCTTGGTCTTGAAGTCCGGACTCATGTGTTGTCTCCTTTAGACTGTTTGGGGTCTCCGCTCGGGGTGGATTGCTCCTCACTCAGTAGACTTTGTAGAAATAGCACCTCCTTTTTGGCTAGATATCTACATGTTCGACACTGCGCCTTGCCTGTATGTCTCTGGTGCTTCTCGTTGATGTGCGTGATCCATAGGTCGTAGGGCGTAGACAGACAGAAAGCACGCCCGACCTTTATTCGGACGGGGCACTTCTTACAAAACGTGTTGGGAGAGTTGATCAAACACAAGGAGCAGTTCTTGGGACCCTGATCTTCACCTGTACCTGCGGCGATGTCTTCCCACTTCTTAATAGAGCCGAGAAGGGCGGCTTTGGTCTCCTCGTTCATTTCTTGTCCTTAGCGGCGAGGAACTCGATAAAGAACTTTCGCGCCCCTCGATAATCGAGGTCCAACTGGTTGTTGTCGTGGATGAAGAGAAGATTATCGATAGACAGGTCTTCGACGAAGTCATTAACTAGGTCCTCGAGATAGTCTCGAGTATCCTTCCGCATACTTGTCACTTGATGGATTTTGATGTCTTCATAGTTCATGTTTTACCTCTTAGTTGGATGACTTTGAGTTTCTGTGCAAGGCGGTTGTAGATCTTGTCACAGGCTTCCTTGCACGTGATGGGCCCGATGTTACGCTCGGTTCCGTCAACGAATCTGATCTTGATGTACCAGCGGCGTTGAGCCGGGTTATACATTCGTGTAACCTCTCGAGCATATCGGATGTTACAGAGTCGATTGTGATCGTCGTAGATCCACATCAGAGCACGATTCTCGACTCGAAGGCCTTCGCGAGCGCCTTGATGTACCGCTCTTTGTTAGTGTTGTGGTAGCTGAGACGGTAGAGGTCTTCTTTGATCTCGTGGAAGAGCTCTTCCCAACCATACTCGCCTTCGTGGAACTTGATAGCGAGTTCCTCAGCCCACTGCTCGGTCTTCCTCTTACGTGGTTTGGGCACGTTTCCTCCTGTAGCGCTTCGGATGCGGTTTGACGGGCTGTCGCTGTGGCTTCGGCAGCCCAAGGCGCTCGCGTTGTTTCGCATTCGGCCTGTAGGTGGCTTCGTCTGCGATGAGACGAGAAGACTTCTCCGGGTTCGTCTGTAGCGCGATTGGAGTATGCATCGGGCCGAACTCGCCTGATGCAACAAGCAACGCTAGTAGAGCTGGGTTAAGCCGTCTCGTCATTTGTACACCTGCACCACGTACGCCGCTTTGCCTGTGGTCATCCGAACCGCATCAATGATGATGATAGAGAGACGAAGTAACTGATCGTGAGTCAGTGGCTTCTCGCTTTGTACCTCATAGGTGTAGAGCCCTTGTTTGGTGGACTGTACCGTTCCACCGCCGGTATCTTTGTTGAACATACTCGGTTGTTAGTCGGTCAGGACGAAGTCCTTATTGACGTTTTTCCCTTCCGCGTCTTCGCCGTAGACGTGGATCTTGTACGTTACTGTGGGTTGTTCGTCTTCCATGCCCACGATCTCGATGCGGAGTTGTCCGAAGAGGAACTCCCCATCTGTCTCGCGATCGAGGATCTTCTTGATCTTGGCGACATCTCCCTTGTCGATGTCGATCCACACTGACTGTTTGTGTCCGAGATACATGTCAGATCTCTTCGTCGAGACCGGCTTCCTTGGCCTTGGCGAGGATGAGCTGTCTGCGCAGGTAGTACTTCTTGTGCGCCAGCCGGCTCGTTTCCTTCGCGTTGATGGACCGCTTGATGAAGAGCAACGTTGCTTCCTCACCGCCCAGGAGCTCGACGACCTCTTCGAGGGTCTCGGCGAGTTCCAGCTTTGATTGTGTGGTTGCCACTCGGGCACCTCCATGTAAGATTTTAACGTCCGAAGACGTTAATTGCTCGGTCTGCTTCGTTCTCATAGTTGCTCTCATTTCTATCTATATTATACTATACAATGAAAACAAAAGCAACTGTTTGCTAACACGTAGTTTCTCGTCTTAAGTCGACTTGATGATCTGGACCTTTCGGACCTTTCCATCGTCGCACTTAACGGTATAGCGGACTTGGGTCATAGTGTGTCCGTATTTCCATTCCGCCTTGATCAGTGTGCCGTAGTAGGAGCTGCGGCAGTAGTGTGACATGGGCTTGGCGAGAGCGAGGGGAACCTTACTCATAGCCTCTCGGAACGCTTGTAGCTGTCGTCCATTCGGGTTGACAGTACACAGAACCCGAGTGCCCAGTTTGGCTCCCCAGCCGCGCTTGGTAGTGCGCCAAGAAGCGTCTTGTGTGTAGATGTGTCCGTCCTTGTCGTTGTTGTACACGTGTGCTCCTTATCGTAGAGTGATTGCGAACCAGAACCATACGGTGTGCCAACAGAAGTTGATGTCGAACATGCTTCATGCCTCCTTTCGGACCTTGTGCAGTGCGTAACGCACTACGTTAGATCTCCATGATGGTGTAGACGCTGTTGTGTCCGTAGGTGTAGCCCTCGAGAAGCAGTTCTGCCACTCTGAGCGCCCCGCAACGATGCATGATGTTGCCGTAGGCATTGATGATGTAGAACATGTTGTTGAGTCTCCTTATCTCAATTATAGTATACGCTTATTTGAAACAAAAGTCAAGGGTTTGTTGACACGTTGGTGGCGCTCTTGAATGTATCATATGTCCTCCTAACGCTTTAGTGCGTGTGTGGCCTCTTAGGCCTTAGATGAGCAGTTTGGATGATGACGACGCTAAATATAGGACAAAACGTACATGCTGTGAGTAGTAGCCCAAGGGTGGCACGAGAGAGATACATACTATTTAATATACATATATATAATATATCATATATGTATATATTGTATTACCCTAACGACCTTGCTGAGCTTAGACACGTTTGATGCCTATGAGTAGAATCATCATCCAAACTGTCTAGTTATTCCCCTTTGGGTGGGGAAAGAAATCATTAAGAACAGTAGACCAGGGCGTCCGGGCCCTTAATAATGTTCTTCCGCTATTAGGTTCAGACCGTGATGCCAGCAGCCTTAGCCTTAGCCAGGATCATCGCGTTCTTCTGGTTGTGGGCCTTGTGGTACTCCCGGTTCTTGAGGTAGGACTTGATCGCCGAGATGATCTGGTCGTCGGTCAGGACTTTCTTTGCGTCGGCCAGGGTCTTGATGGTTTCGATGTTGATAGACATTCGAGATTCCTTTGCCCTGTAGGGCGTCAGTAGGGTTGAAGGGGTGGGCACCGTGCCCTAGGCTCGTAGACGGGTAGACCGGAAGTCCGGGGGGCCTCTTATATATTTCATAGTAGTCCTCCTCACATAGATCGTTAAGGGCCAGTTACAATCCTAACTCTTTCGCCTTCTTCAAGATAATCGTAATTCTCGCATTACGTTCTTTATGATATTCACGATTTTTGAGATGAGATATGAGAGATTTTTTCACTATCTCAAAACTCGTTAACTTAACTAACTCTTCAACGCTTTTCACTTTCTCAATTCTCTCAATTAAGTTTGACATTGTGTCTCCATTTCGTTTTTGGGTTTCGATGTAAATTGTTAATAATAAACGATTTACGTTCGTTCAAACGTTTTTATACATTCAAATGTTACTCCTTATATAGATTTGAGAAAGATTTTCGATGGATAGAATCTCGAGAATATCTTTCTCATAAATATATATTTATGGACCCCCACCCGTTTTGTGCGTAGACTCCTCCATTACCACGTTTCCTAAAAAATCCAAAACCCAAGATCCGACGGGTCGCACAAGGTGCACATCGTATACAAGGTGCGCACGCATTCACACAAGTACTTAAACAAACGGGCTATTGCTTACCATCTAAAATTCCTGTATAATATAATCAAGAGGAAGACCCATAGCCGATGAAACTAATGTTGGAAGTTACATACCAGGAAGTAGCGCGCCGGCTTCTCATGAAACAAACCGAGGATGATATCTCTCAGCAAATGGGAATCTCCCTTCGTGCACTTCAGGGTATCATGACCCGAGCCGAGTTCAAGTCAATCTTCCATACGTTGCAAGCCAAGATATATAAGCCGGTCGACGACCAACTTGTTCAACAAACCCGCAATCTAAAAGACGAGATCGATAAGGCATGTTATGACTCCTTCGACCGTCTTATGATACTTCTTAAGAATTCTAGTTCAGAGGCTATAGCCAAGGATGTAGCACAAGACATGCTTGATCGTGGGGGCTATGGCAAGAAGGTTGAAGACAATCGTACCGTCATTAATATCGGTGCTCTTGAGGCATCCGTCCTAGTCGAGGCTCTTAAGAAAGAGGAACTAGGGGCTAAACTTATGGGTGATCGTCATCCAACAGAACTTACTCGAGGAGTAGATGAGCACGCAAAGCAGCGGCTTCTCGCAAGCGAATCAACTGATCTCTGATCTACGACAACGTAGTCAGGAATCAGTATTCTTCGTTGCTACTGCTCTCTTAGGCTATAATCGTCTTACAACTAGCTTACACTACGAGATGGCTCAAGTAGTGCAAAGCGCTTCTAACATTCATCGCCTCTTAGGTCTCGTGCCTCGCAATCACTATAAGACCACTATATGGACTATCTCTTATGGAGTATGGCGCGCTCTACGTAACCCAAACGAAACGGGGCTCATTGTTATGAACAGCGCCAAGAATGCTGAACGTGTTGTAGGTAAGATCCGTTCCTCATTTGAGTCTGCCCCCTTCTTAAGGCAACTCTATCCAGAGTTGCTACCAGAAAAATCTAAACGATGGAACAAGGAAGAGGCTTGCCTACCACGACAAATTGATTGGCCTGAAGCTACCTGGACCGCGGCTGGTTGGGACACAAAAATGACGTCCGGGCACTTTGATTGGGTCGTGTATGACGACCTGGTCGATGAGGAGACTTATGAATCTCCTGCTCTTATGCACAAACTTAATAGTCGCTTTGAGCAACGAGAGGGTCTCCTCCGCCCGCCTATTCCCGAGCGCGACATCATAGTCGTGGGCAATCATTGGTCTAACATTGATGTTGCCTCCTATATAATCGAGAAGCATCCCGAATACAAAGTCTACTACCGTCAAGCCATCGAGGGTGGACAACCTATCTTCCCCGAGATGTACACGCTTGATTGGCTCTACCGTAAACAAGAGTCCGATCCATACGTGTTCGCCACTCAATGGATGAACGATCCCGTTGACGAGAACCTTGCAGAACTTAAAAAGGGTTGGATCAAATACTACAAGCGCGACGCAGACGGTGTTATTCTACCTGACGGCGAAAAAGTATTCTTCCGTCAGATGAATATTTACGCTGCGCTAGACCCAAGACACTCCCTTTCCCAGGGTCGTGTTGAAAAACTAGGCTCGCGTAACGCCGTCTGTGTCTGCGGTATCGATCATAAGAGCCGCCGATACCTTCTTGAGGAATGGGCCAAGCGGTGCGATCCCGTAGAAACTCTACGCGCGCTACTCGACATTTGGAACCGATGGAGAGAACATGGGCTACTCAAGATTGGTATCGAGGCTTACGGCTTTCAGCAAGCTCTTGCACCGCTCGCTGACGAAATCTGGAAACACGAACAGTACAAGCCGGTCGTTGAACCGCTCAGGAAGGATACAGATCGATCTAAGGAAAACCGCATTAGGGCAGGTACCCAGTTCTTCCGAACTGGACAAGCATACATACATCATTCCCACATCGACTTCAAAGAAGAGTTCGGATTCTTCCCCGGTGGAAAAACTAAAGACGTCTTAGATGCGTGGACTTGGTGTATGTTCATGATGACTCCTCCTACTGAAGATCTTGCCTACGAAACCGAGCACGCAGTAGACCTGCGCAATCTTCAGGCTCTTACTACAGGAGCTGCAATCTAATGGCTGAACGACTTAAATTACCCGCCGAACAGAACAAACGCCTCTTGGACTATCTAGAGACAGAGATAACTACCGCAGAAGAAGATGTCTACGAACCTCAGCAAGCAAAGCGCGAAGAGTGGGAAGATCAATACACCGGCAAGGTTGCTCCTCGTAAAGAGAAGTGGATGTCTAACGTTCCCATGCTCTTAGGCGCTACATTCGTAGATGCAGTTACCGCGCGTCTAATGAATACCATGAACGCATACAGACCGACGTTCACGGTTAAAGCCACTCGTACATCGGACTGGGTTCCTATTGGTAAGGCAGTCGAAGACTTCATGGAACACAAAATCCAGACCGAGATGGATTACTACAACACCCTTCGACGAGTTATCTTTGAAACTTGTCGCCTTGGAACAGGTGTCATGTTAGCCCCCTGGGTAGAAGAGCGTGAGACCGTTCAAGTCAAACGCTTTGGTCTCTTCAAGCAATCGACGTCCGTTATTACCAAGCAAGGTACTGTGTGTCGTGGTATGGCCATCAAAGACCTCCTTCTTCCCGGCGGCTACTCTGAACTCGAGGATCTTCCTTGGTGGTCTCGTTATAAACGCTGGTCAGAACTCGACATCCGAATGATGCGTTACGATAAATACATCGACAAGGAAGATATCGAACTTCTTCTCAAATACAAAACCGAAAATCCTAACAACTACAACGCTGAAGCCACTAAAGCCGCTCAAGTTCGAGCTGGTGAAGAAGAGCCCACAGTTGGTCTCGTCCATACACAAGAAACGTGGCTTCGCTTCGATCTAGAGAAAGAAGGTGAGTTCCGTAAGTACAAAGTCATTTGGCATCCTGAAGCCAGTAAGATTCTTCGTGTTGAAGTTGATACGTATCCTCGTTGGCCTCTATTCTTATTTCGTTACGGCCCTCGAGACTACGGCATCTACGGTCTCGGTATTATGGAGATGTCCAACACCTATGAAACACAAATGTACGCGTTGATGAATCTACTCATTGACAACTACAAAATTGCTACTATGCAATGTTTCAAAGGCAAGAAAGGACAAGGACTTCGTCCTGACACCAAGATCTATCCTGGGAAGTTCTTCCTTCTCGATAACCCAGCCGATCTAGAATCGTTCCCCCTTGGTCAAGCTTATCAACTTAATCCCGCCTTTATACGTACCATCATGGACCTAGCAGAACGGCGTACCGGTATCTCGGACTACTCTCTTGGTCGTGAGTCTCCTATGGCGGGTGGTCGTGCAACTGCCACAGGCACATTGGCACTCATTCAAGAGGGCCAACGCCGCTTCGATCTGTGTATCCGAGACGTTCGTCAAGTCCTTGACTCCTTCGGTAACTTCGCTCTCCGGATGGTGCACGAAAATCTTCCTCCACAAGTTCCATATATGCTTCTTGGGGAACGTGGGGCGCTAGTTGAAAAGTGGCTTTCCTTACCTCCTTCTCCTCCTTACTACTCCATCTACCTCACTAGTAATCTCTCCAACGTATCAATGAACAAAGAGGTTGCTAAATCAGACGCTACTACTACAATGGGACTTATGACCCAATTCTATCAAGCAGGACTACAGCTGCAACAGATGGCTAAACAAGATCCTCAGAACGCTGCAACCTATCAAGCCATTCAAACAGCTGCAGCACAAAAGTTCCGTTCTGTTCTTGAGGTATTCGGCGAGCCTTCACCTGAGCGGTACTCTGACGTATTCATTACGGGGGTTCCTAGCTCAATGTCAGCTCCTCCTCCTGGACCTCCTGGGATGGAAATGGGCGAAGGAGCCCCTGCTCAAATACCCCCTGGTATGGAATCTGAGTTCTCTCCTGAACTAATGCAAGCTATGGGAGGCGGTAATGGTCAACCCTCTGGAATCCCTAATGCAGGCGGACCAATCCCAGTATCCGGAGGTAACCAGGGACCAGTACAGTGATTTCGTTTCTAATCCTTTATGGAAACGAATAAGAATGACCTTAATAGAACTTAAGAACGCGGCCGTCGAAGGATTACGGAAGTGTCCAGCCGATGACATTAACCTTCATCGGGCGACACTTAACGTGATAGATTCCATCCTTGAGCTTCCAGAGGGAATTCTCGAGGAAATTAACGAGGAGGATACTAATGTCTGATCAAGATCCAGCAACAATCGGCGATCCCTCAAAGCCGACTGCTGACCCAGTTGTTACAGCTCCGGCGGCTGTAGACCCGATGAGTCTGAAGTTTGATGGAACTAGCATTCCAGAGAAGTTCCGAGGAAAGACAGCAGCTGATGTTTTTAAGGCTTACTCAGAGGTCGAAACTCTTGCGAACGAGAAAGCTACTCTGGTCTCTGACTGGGAAAAGTGGTATATGAAAAATCACGACCCTAACAAGGCCGCCGCAGAAGCCGACCCAAAAGAGCCTCTCTTCGATCAGGAGCAGCTCGCTGTTCTCGATGGTCTTCTCACTAAGCAACTTCATCCTATTACGCAAGCCTTAGATAATGTCTTTCTTGACAACATTAAAGCAGTCGTTCCTGACTTCGGCTCCTTTGAGAAACGAGCTCGTGAAATCTACGACTCAATGCCTTCACAGTTTAAGTACAGTCCTAAGCACGGATGGACTTTCGCCTATAATATGGCTAAGTCGGAAGCAACCGGACTTCCAAAGGGTCCTCCGCCTCCTCCGATCTCTGGCTCAGGTCCGTCAGCTCCTCCGAAGTCTGGAACGGACCTTTCAGACGAGGAACTCGCTTGGGCCAAGAAACAGGGCATGACTGAAGAGGAATACAAGAAGTACCAGACTATTCAGGAGAATGCATAATGCCTATCATTGATGACCTTTCAGCTGAAATCAAGAAACAATCCGATAAACATTACCGTTTCGTGCGTCGAGAGTCAGGTAACGTTTCCGTGAAGAAGTCCAAAGGGTACGAAACCGTCACGTCGCAGGATCCTGAAGTGAAAGGGACAATCCTGGAGAAGGCTCACAAGAACGCTGACGGTTCCATTACTATTGGAAATCTCATGTTGATGCGCGCCACTAAGGAACAACACGAAAAGAACAGATCTAAGGTAGAAGAACGAAATGAGCGTATTCGTAAATCTGTACAACAGAAGTTCCTTGCAGAGGGCGAAGATCTGAAACGGAAACTCGGCAAGTCGCACAACGGTCTTAAACTAATTTCCGAGGAGAGTGACTAATGGCGAACATCGTTGTTTCCAGTGCTGTCGGCACTCTCACAGGGCATGCCACTCCAACACTTACATTTCCGGAAGCCGCATCGCAGACATTTCTCGCTGGTGACTTCGTCTTTCTCTCCAGCGGTTACTTAACTATCTGCGGCACGGATCCGGCGCTTATTATGGGCATGGCCTTAGAGCCGGCACACAACACTACGGCGGGACTATACCAGATTGGTGTGGCGCTCGCTATAGAGATCGTGTTATTTGGCTTGAGTGTCTATCATGCTACTCCTGCTAATAACAAGATCGAGGCCACGGATATGGGTATTCTTTGCGACATCGCAATGAGTGCCTCAAGTAAGTGGGTCGTAGACAAAGCAACAATTGGCTCTACTTCTAGAGTCAGAGTTCTCAAGTTTATCGATCCACTCGGCACAATCGCAGGTAGACTCGGGTGCGTTGTTGCAGCCACCTATCGGCAGATCGGATTCGTAGGAGCATAACATGGCTAACAATCCAATGACTCGCGGCGGTTTCTCCCATCTTATGTTCCCGGGGCTCAACAAGGTGTATCAGATGTCTCTTACCTCCTATCCCGAGGAATACACTAAATATCTGAACATCGAGAAGAGCACCATGCGGCAGGAAGAGGACGTCGTGATCGACGGCTTCGGGCTCGTACCTGAGAAGCCCGAGGGTAACCCTCCGATGTTCGACTACATCAAGATGTCGAACAAACTTCAGTACCTCCACAAGACCTACGCTCTTGGGTACGAAGTGACTCAGGAACTGTTCGAGGACGATCAGTATGCGGTCATCAATAAGGCCACGTCTCTTCTGGCCGTCGCTGTCAAACAGACCGTTGACTCTCTCGCAGCTATGGTCCTGAATAACGCCTTTGCTACAACGGTGTACTTGGGCGTTGATGCGAAGGGCCTCTGCGCTACAGATCATCCTCTGTCTAAGGCGGGTGGCACGGTTGCTAATCGTCCGGCAACCGATGTGGACTTCGATCCTGTGTCTCTCCAGTCTGGTCTGGAGACGATCGAAACTTGGGTGGATGCTAACGGTCTTCCGATGATGAAGATGCCGAAGTACGTCATCTCCGGCCCGCTGCAGCGCGACATCATCACCAAGACGTTGAGCTCCGACAAGATGCCGTTCACGAACGACAACGAGAAGAACGCACTTCAGGAATGGGAATTACAGAAACTCATCCTCCACTATCTCACTGATCCGGATATGTGGTTCATCGCTACGCAGCCCAGGGATCATTACCTCAAGTGGTTCTGGCGCATTAAGCCCTCGTTCAAGAACTTCGACGATCCCAACACTGGGAACGCCCGATTCGTCGTTCGTTTCCGCGCCTCGTCCGGTTTCACGACCTGGCAGGGGATCTACGGCTCGACCGGAATCTAAACCTCCTGGAGTGGGAAGTAACTAACCACTCCATACAAACCTCCCACATATAGGAGTGCAACATGTTTCGAGTTGGTGAACGACATGATGGCGAAGGCCGTTACGTTCGCGCCATCAGACACATTCGTGGCTCTGCCGGATACGGCGGAATTCTAGCTCAGGACTCTGGAAAGGTTTCAGACGGCTCCCTATACTACGTACAGCAGCTCTATTCCGACTTCACCCTTACCAACGCACAGGTTAAAGCGCTGTACACAACTGCTGTCGATCTGATCCCTGCTCCTGGAGCTGGCTACTTCCTCGAGTTCTGTGGTGCATGGCTCCTGATGGACTATGCAGGCACCAACGTCTTCACTGAAGCGTCTGTTACCTGGCAGTACTGCTACACCGACAAAACCGGTGTAGTCTGCTCTCAGGTCATCGAGGCAACAGGCTGGATTGATCAGGCAGCAGACACCTACACTTCGGCTCAACCGAAGATCGACGTGATCGCTGTGGGTACTGCTCTGATCAACAAGCAGCTGTGCATTCGGGGCAATGCCGCAAACGTCGCAGGTAATGCCGGGGCGGATAACGTAGTTCGTATTCGTACGTTCTACAAGATCCACCAAGTTCTAGTTTAACCGAGAGGGGGGAAGTAACTAACCCCCTCCTACTTTAAGGAGCATAACATGTCCATAGGAATTGTTCAGTTCGTAGGTAGTGCAGCGAGGGCCACAACTAGTGACAATCATGCTTCTCCTATTAGATGCTATAACTATCGGGAACTCGTGGCTTTTCTCTACTGCTCGGCGTCCTCAGGAACACCTACTCTTGACGTAACTATTGAAACGTATGATGAGCTCTCTGCTACCTGGTTTCCAGTAGCGGCCTTTACACAGCTTACTGGAACCGGGTCAGAACGTCTTGCAGTAGCTTTTGGTCTTGGAAAACAACTATCCGTTAAATGGGTTATTGCAGGTGGTACTCCCTCAGTTACATTTCAGGTCAACGGCATTCTTAAAGACTAAGGAGGCGCTCTATGAGCTCCCGTACGTGTAACGCGCTTCCTGTATGTTCTATCCCTATCGTAACTCTAGGTACCGAACTTCTTACAGACTTCGGACTTGAGACCTGGGCTTCGGCAACTGATCTTACTAACTGGACAGAGACTATTGACGGAGGTTCTTCAGTAAATCGCGAGGCCTCAGGCATGCATGGTGGCACATATTGTGCTCGATTCGATGTTTCCGCTAGTAACGGAAACGCTAGAATTAGTCAAACTCTAGCTCTTACCGCTAACAAACGATATCGCTATTCCTTCTGGTATAAGGGTACAGATGCTACTGTAACAGTATGTCCTCTAATACAAGGAGTAACTGCCGGGTTTTTACAAGGTAATAACTCCTGGAGTAGTGCTACTCCTAGTACTACTATTACTTGTGCCGGTACCTGGTTACAAGGGTTTGTAGAGTTTGTTCCCCCAGTAACCGAGAACTATTCTATTATTCTAAATAAGATTCTTGCCACTTCAAAGTCTGTCTGGTTTGATGATATCTCTGTTAAAGAAATTACCTACATCTCCGTACAACCTAATACAGTTGCTTTCTGGGAAGCTAATAGCCGCACAAGTATTTTTAATACTCTCCGTACTAAATCAGGAATGACTACTCCCACCCAACTCGGACAGACGGGTGGTTTTCTTCCAATTCAGACACACACCTATTCTGGGGCTCCTAAAAGTACTAGCCCGATTGGTTGGCGTCTTGACGGTGTTAATGATTATATTACTAACCTTGGTCCTTCTCCGACTGCGGCTCTCAGTTATTCTATATGGGCTAAAAGAGAAGCAGGTGGGGGTACCTATGAGGTAGCGCTTCATATTGGAGACTTTACAGCCAACTATCCAGCTCTATGTCTTAGAGCTAGTACTGATGCTCCAACTGCTTCTCTTGGTCTCAATAATTCTAGAATCTGGAGTGCTACTACTCCTCGAACAACTACCGATGGAAAGTGGCATCACTATGTCTTTGTTATCCCAAGCGCTCTTCAAGCTGCACTTAGTAGTGCCGTACTATATGTGGATGGACAGCTTCAAACTGCCGGTACTACTGATGTTACTGGTGCACAAGCTGCTCGTACGACTATATCTATAGGAAGAGCCGGTACATCATATCCGAAAGGACACCTAGCTCTTCCATTACTCTTTGATCGTATAGTCTCACTCGCTGAGGCCGTAAATATCTTTGCTGCTACGAAAGGGATGTTCTACCCCAGATGAAAGAGCGAATTGATGGCGCCCTTGATATCTTAGAAGCCCTTCATGTTCATGGGGGAGGTCTTTCAGAAATTTTAGGGCCTCTTAAACTCGGGCAATACGCCTGGTTTGGATACTATCTTAACGATCCTACCACCACGCTCTGGAGTACCTCTGAAGCAGGGCGTCTTTGGTATAATACTACCTTGAAACGCTTTAGATGGTGGAATGGTTCTGAAATAGTTGATATTCGCAGAATCTTCATATCTACATCCGACCCTAGTGGTGGAGATGGAGTAAATGGGGATATCTGGATCAAATACACGCCATAGGAGGTAACATGGCCATTAAAGGGCTCAAAGTGACTGAAGTCGTAAGTGTCTTCAACCCAACTCTTAACGCTTACCATGAAGTATCAGTTCCCTTATTGACGAAGCAACTTGAAGCACTCGGCTTTACTACTGCCGAAATTACTGCACGAATTGCTAGTCTTAAGGAGAAACAGAAAGGAGAGGAAGAGTGACTATTCTCACAGATTTTATCAAGGCATACGAAACCGTTCGTTCGCGCCGTAAACTCGGTATTCAAGATCTGATTCATTATCGTACTGTCTGGGAGATCACTCGTTGGAACTCCGAGGAAGATCGTACACAACGCCGTATCTACTCTCCGGGTCTTGCTCGTGAGATGTTCGGAGGATTTCCGCAGTTCGGGCTCTTTACCGGAAATCTAATGTTAAACGAGGGCCTAAACCAACTCTGGACTATCTTGTGTTCGAGTGGTGGAACAAAGTACGATAGTTCGAACGCGCAATGCGGCACAGGAACGTCTTCTACTGGAGAGACGGCGGGTGATAGTTCATTGACTGCTGCTGTCTGGAAGGGGATGATGGCATCGTTCCCGACCTACGGCACAGGACAACAAGCTGTTTGGAAGTCCGAGTTTACCTCTGGTGAAGCGAATCAGGCGTGGAACGAGTTCTCCGTGCGGAACGGCGCGTCTGCCGACCTGATGCTGAATCGTAAGGTTAGTTCTCAAGGTACTAAGGCCTCGGGACAAACTTGGGAGCTTACAATAACAATTACACTTTCATAGGGTTGTAAGAGTATGGCGTCTATAGGTCCGAATAGCCCAACTGCTGCCGCGCAGATAGTCGCGACGTGGAATAGCGTCACGAATGTCTACTCGTCTAATAATAGTCGAGCAGACTCGTCTTCTACCTCCGCAATAATGGCAGCTACGGGCTTCGCTTTCAGTATTCCGGGGGGAGCAACTATTGATGGTATTACAGTAGAAGTTGAGGGTTATGGTTCCGGTTCACAAGCCGCACGAAGAGGTCTTACAGCTTCTCTAACGAAAGACGGATCAACTTTAGCAGGGACTCGTGGTGCTCAGATCGATATGACTACTACGAACCCTGAAACAGACTATAAGACCTGGGGTGGCTCAAGCTCTCTATGGGGAACAACATGGTCAACCACGGAGGTTAATGCTACTACATTTGGAGTACTTCTTCAACCCTCTGGTACAACAAATTATGTTCGTTACGTTGATCATGTTCGAGTAACTATTACCTACACCGTCGTAAACAAAATCCTTATAGACGCGTCAGGGGCCTTATCGCCCGAGACTCTCGGAAACTCTACTTCATCTGAAAGTCACTATCACGCTTATGGTGAAAACTATATTTATGGGTTTCCCTTTACCTTAGCTCACGAAGGAACAGTTTCCCTTATATCACTATATTGTAAAGCCACGTCTGGGTCCATGAATGTACAGTGTGGTATCTACGACAACTCGTCTCCTCGTAATCGCAAGGCTTATACATCAACAGTTTCTGTAAGTATTTCTTGGGCTTGGCGTAATTTCTCTGTTGTCTCTTCTCCTGCTATTTTACCGGCTGGAGATTATTATTTATGTTTTAATGGTAATACCGCCGGCCTTAATGTTTCATATTCCATCAATGCTACATACGTAAAGGGATGGGCTCAAACATATGGCACATGGCCAACAACCATAGAATACCCGGGTACTGACTTCGGGAGTCAGGGGAAGATATCGGAATATGCTCTGGTTTATTATTCTGGTTTCCAAGAAAACATAGATGCTCGACGCAAAATCTCTATATCCGATTCCCCTAGCGGCGGTCAAGACGTTATCGAAGTTGAGGATATGGTGGCTAAAACACCAATTAGTGTGCCAGATACCGGTTCTGGAGCAGACGCTCTTACCTTTATTTTACGCCGGACGAATCTCGCTGACGTTGGTTCAGGAACGGATATTCTAGCTATTCGAGCAATGTTATCTTCAATTACAGATATAGGATCTGGCGTAGATGCGTTGCGTAAAGGTATAAAGGAAACAGAGGTGGGGTCTAGTATAGATACTTTACGTAAAGGTATGCGCCTATC